ACCCCGGCGGCGGGAGGCACCAGGCCCATGCGGTAGGTGAGCCGGTTCTCGTGCAGCCGCTTCCAGTCCGGGGCGTCGGAATGTTCCTCGTAGGGCAGGCCCAGGATCGTGTTTTGAAAGGAGATGGCGCGGGCCTCGTCTTTCTTGGCCGCCTCCTTCTCCTTGGCCACGTCGCCCCAGGAGAACCAGCCCACCGGGGAGTACATCGCATCGATGTGGAAACCAGCCGGCTTGTTCGCGTCCAGCGGCCTGGGGCCCCAGTAGCCGTCGCCGTGATCCAACACCTCCACCCAGTCCGGCCAGGCCTCCATGCGCCGGAACCACTGGCCCGCCGCCAGCATCCGGGTCTTGTGTCCCTCGGACAGCAGCTCCCCGCAGTGACCGCAGGCGTACAGGGCGGCGTGGGGCGTCTCCTCTTCATAGACCAACTGGGTGTGAACCAGCCGCTGGTACGTGTCGCACTTGGGGCACGGCACGTAGAAGTAGGCCCGGTCGCTGGTCTCGAAATCGTCATCGATCCGGCTGGCATACTTCAGCTTGGGGGTCGATACCTCGAACACCTTCCGGAACGGGAAGGTCTGGGCCCTTCGTTCCCCCAGCTCAATGGCGTGGCCCTCGCCGTTCACGCTGTCCGGATAGGCGTCCACCTCGTCGAAGAACAGGGACGCCGCCGGCATGGAGCGCAGGCCGATGGCGCTGTTGGCGCCGGTGACGATCAGGATGCCGCCGGGGAACTCCTTGGCCAGCATCGTGTTGCCCGAGTCCCGCGAACGGGCGTCGGTGATCTTGCCGTGCAGCCGGGGGGTGTCGCGGATCATCGGGGCCAGGCGCTGCTTCGACCACCGCTTGGCCAGCTCCACCGTGGGCTGGACGATGAGCATGGGCCCGCCCACCATGTCCACCACGAAGGCCACCCAGTTGTTGCCCGCCTCCGTCCCGCCCACCTGGGCGGACTTGCGGAAGATCACCTTGCGCACCGGGCACGAGGGCGACAGGCACTCCAGAATCTCCCGCAGGTACGGGGTCCGATCGGTGATCCAGCGGCCCGGTTCGGCGGACGCCACCTGGGACAGCACCCGGTGCTCGTCTGACCACTCCCACACCGTCTGGTCCGGCGGCGGCTTCAGGGCCTCGCGGAACGGGATGACATACGTCTCCCTGGGATCCGCGAAGGTCGCCGTCATCGTCACCGCCTGTTTGAAAAAGGGTCGGCTACGCGTAGAAACCCCTTTTCTACGCGTAGCAAGAGGGTTTATTCGAAGGCCAGCCCCTCCAGCACTTCCCGAAACTCAGTCAGCAGCCGGTTACGGATGGCGTGGCCGTCGTCCATGGTGGCGAGCTCCGGGCTCACCTTGTCCGGGATCTTCATCAGCCGGTCCCGCACCTGGCGGCCGGCGGAGAAGGCCTCCTTCTTCACCGCCGCCGCGTCCACCAGTTGCCCGGTCTGTCGGGCGATCTCGATCTCCAGCTTGTCGGCGGTGAGCTTGGTGAGGCGGGCCTTCTCGGAGTAAACGTCCGCCGTGGACGCCTCGCCCAGGGAGCGGTCCCGCAGGTATTTGATGTAGGCCTGCACCACCGCCACCAGGTCGTAGCGGCCGCTCTCCGCCCTGGGGATCACCCCCTCCCGCGCCAGCTGCTGCACCCGACGCTCGGTCAGCCCCAGCAGCTTGGCGATGGTCTTGACGGGGTAGCTGGTCGCACTCACCGCAGCGCCTCAAAGGCCCGGCGCAGGCAGAAGCTACGGACCAGGGACACGGCGGTGAAGATCGCGCCGATGGCCAGGTTCTCCGACAGGCCGGCCTCAAGCCCGAACAGGGGGAAGACCACGCCCTGGGTGGCCACCGCCACGCCGTAGCCGACGGCCACGTTGGCGACCGCTTCGGCCAGGGATTTCCAGCGGGACTGAGCCATCCGATATCAATCTCAACATATTGAAATAAATGGAGTTTATAGCTTGATCCACCTCGGAAACGATGGCTTCATGAACGTGCGGACAATCACCAGCGAAGGAGCCCGACCATGGAAACCAACGAAATCACCGAAGGCCTGTTCCACCAACTGACCGGCTACGGCCGGGGCCGCCCGGAAAACCTGGAGCGCCTGATCGCCTATCCTCACTGGCGGGAGCGGGCCGAGGCCGAACTGGAACGGCGTGCCACCGAACTCATCGAGTCCCTGGACACCGAAACCCTGGCCGCCGTCGCCGACGGCTCGGTGGACATCCACGCCGTCGCCCGCCGGGCGCTGGCCGAAACCAAGCAGTAGGAGAAACGCCGATGAAACTCACCGACACCCAGACCGCCGTGCTCGAGGCCGCCGCACAGAGCGGAGGCCCCATTACCGAATTTCCCGCCAATATCCGGGGCGGCGCCCGCGCCAAGGTCCTGGAGGGACTGGTGGCCCGAGGCCTCGCCATCGCGGAGGGCGACGGGCATACCCTCACCGACGCCGGCTACGCGGCGATCGGTCGGGAACGGACAACTGCCAAGCCCCGCCGCGCTCGCGGCAACACCAAGAACGCCGCGATCCTGGATCTGCTCTGCCGTCCGGAGGGGGCGACCTTGGCGCAACTGGTGGAGGCCACCAACTGGCAACCCCACAGCGTGCGTGGCGCACTCTCCACCCTCGGCAAGAAGGTCGACATCTCCTCCGAGAAGGCCGACGGCGTCCGCACCTACCGGGCGGCGGCCACCGCCTGATCCGGCTGACGCTCGGCGGTGACGGCTTCGTAGGTTCTGCCGTCGCCGTCGAGCGTCGCCTCCCTCCCCGTGGCTTCCTGCCACCGCTTGATGGCCACGTCCACGAACACCGGCGAAATTTCCATGGCCCGTACCTTCCGGCCCAGACGCTCCCCGGCGATCAACTGGGAGCCCGAGCCGGAGAATGGTTCGTAGCAGATTTCACCCGGATCCGTGTGCTGGCGCATGGGGATGGCGAAAATCTCAAGAGGCTTCTGGGTGGGGTGCTCGTTGCCGATGGGCCGGGGCGCCCCCTCCCAGTCCAGGCTCCAGACGCTGGTGACGGTGTGGGTGTTGTCGCCCTTGTGGGGCGGCTTGTGGCCCTGGCTCCAGCCCATCAGGCACGGCTCGTGCTTCCACGGATAGCAGCTGTAGGTCATGGTCGCGATGGGCTTCACCCACACGATCTGCTGGTGGTTCAAGACGCCGAGGTCGGTCCAGATCTTCTCGATCAGCGCCGCCCGCTTGTGGGCGTGCCAGCAGTACCAGGCCGCGTCCTCCCGGCAGATGCCCCGGGCGGCCTCGAACACGCCTCGGAAGAAACCCTCGGCATCCTTGATGTCGATCTCCCGGTAGACGTCGCTCCAGTCCTTGCCCTCCCGGGGCCGGCCGGCGCCGGTGTAATCGATCACGTAGGGCGGATCAGTGGAGAACAGCGCTGCCTTTTCCCCGGCCATCAGCCGGTTCACATCCTCCGGGTTGGTGCTGTCACCGCACAGCAGGCGATGGTCGCCCAGGATCCACAGGTCACCCGGCTTCGAGACCGCCACCTCGGGCGGCTCCGGCACGCTGTCGTCACCAACAGCGCTTTCCTCCTGGGCATCGACCGCCTCGGCGAGTAGCCGCGAGAGTTCCTCATCGTCGAACCCGGTCAGCCCGAGGTCGAAGTCCTCCACCTTGAGGTCCGCCAGTTCGATGCGTAGCAGCTCCTCGTCCCATCCGGCGTTTTCGGCCAGCTTGTTGTCCGCCAGGATGTAGGCCCGCTTCTGCTGGGGCGTCAGGTCGGCAAGCTCGATCACCGGTACTTGTTCGAGGCCCAGTTTTCGGGCGGCCAGTAACCGGCCGTGGCCAGCGATGATGCCGTTGCCGCCATCCACCAGGATCGGGTTGGTCCAGCCGAACTCGGTGATCGACGCGGCGATCTGGGCCACCTGCCCATCGGTGTGGGTACGGGCATTCCGGGCGTAGGGAATCAGCGATTCCACCTGTCGCATTTCGACCTGTAACAACGAAGTGGGTTTCGGTGCCATTTCGTTTTTTTGTTTCTCTTTCGAACGCACCAATATGTCTCCTCGACCTGTATCCATGCGGGTTTCCCGCGCTCAGGCTGGTTTCAAAAAACGAAACGAAATCGGTTTTTAGGGACTGACGCTAGCGATATTCTGCGCCGCTACGCCTCCGTGGCTTTCAAAGCCCCGGAAGTACCTTTATTTATCAGACGGTTACGATACCCTTGAGAGGGCGAACCGCAAGGCCCGATCGAACTCGATGGGCCAGCGCCGGCTGGCGGTCGCCACCATGACCCGATTGATTTCCTCCTGCACGAACGTGCGAGGGATGCTCGGGCCGTGGATGGTCTTGAGCGGTCGGGGCTGGGCACTCGTGCGAGCGAAGACCAACGGCTTCCCGCTGTTGCGTCCGCGCCCCACGAACGACCCCTTGTAGACCTTGCGCTCACCCCAAGCCTTGGCGGACACGCCGGCCTTACGCCGGAACGCGTTGGGTACGCGCTTGCCCTTGGTTACGAACTCGATCAGGTTGATGCCCTTGGGCCGAGCCGCCACCACGGCCACCAGGTGGGTGCGGCGGGCCTTCACGGCAATCACCACCGCCTCGCGCACACGCTTCTGCTTCAGGCTAGTGGCCTTCGAGATGCCTCGCACACTCTCCTTGCGCACCGTGATGGCCACCCGGTTGATGGCCATGGACGCCGCCTTGGGCACCGCCTTCTTCTGCACTCGGGTCAGCCACCGCTCCGTCTTGCGGATATCGGCGGTGATGTTCAGGCCGATCATGCCGCCACATAGCCCCGCTCCTGCAGGGCCACATCCAGCTTATCCATGGCTGAATCCATGATCTTGTGCAGGCGTCGAATGACCCCCTGACGGCAGTCCCGCACGGCCCGCTTTGACTTGCTTAAGGTCGCCGCCCACTCGGCGTTGTCGCGGTGTGCTGTGCCGGCGAAGCGCCGTACCGTGTCCTGGATGAATGTGGGGCCGTAGCTGTAGTAGCCGGTCATCACCGCCGCTACCCGCTCAATGGCCACCTCCTTGGTTTCCAACTGTAGGGGTGTGTTGGGCATCGTGAAGTAGGCCGTCACCAGCAGTTGTTCCAGAGGCGTCAGGGCGCTGTTCTGTGCCGCCGCATTGATGATCCACGCCGCCTGGGCGTGCTTCTCGATGGGCGACAGGTCGGGGAAGCGAGGGGTGTGCCGTACGTCCGGCTCACGCTCCTCCTTGCGGGCGGTCACCGGTCGCTCGTACTCCCCCTGTCCGGCCACGCCATTGGCCCAGCGTAGGGCCGAGTGGGCGGAGTGGAACGGAGCGGCTTCTGCTGTACTCATTGGTCTTCCCGCTTCTGTCCAAACACCGCCCACTCGATCCGCAACAGGCGACGATCGAAGCGCCACATGATGGCCAGGAGGGCAATGGTGGCAATGTCACCACCGGCGCTCAGGGCCTTCAAAAAGCTCGCTTCGATCACGTCGCTTACCCGATCTTCGTGGTCGCCCGCACCCGGCCAATCACGGCGACCAGAGCGCCGGCCACGGTTGCCATCTGTACCACCACGTCAACGATCATCCCCTGGGACACCTCGTTCAGGTTCAGCCCGAACAATCCGCCGATACCGGCAATCGCCGCCACCAGGCCGCCCCATACCGCACGGCTCTGCCACCACGCCTTCGTACCTGCCATGGCTCGTTTCTCCCTACCCCTTGAAAACCATTTGCGGACCAGCTCTGTGCCGATCATCTTTGCCGCCCACTGAATGCCGAGGATCAAACTCACGCCACCAGCTCTGTTGGTACGGACACAGCCCGGCGAACCAGCCCCTTAAGCAGACCGTCATAGCCACGCTTGATGTGGTGTTCCACCACCTGCGCCAGGAAGGCGTTCAGCAACAAGCCGGGATCAGCGGCATTGTTCACCGCGTCTCGCGTGACCGGGCCGACAATGCCGTCGACGGTCAGACAGCCACCGGTGCCATTCACGGCCCGCTGCAGGTAACGCCCGGCGTCCTCCGGTCCGATGTTCACGACGGTGGAAAAGTAGTGCGCCCGCAACAGCGCATTTTCAATGCGGTCGCAGTAGTAGGGCAGCCAGTAGTCGCGCCAGTAGATCGCCTTTGCTTCATCCTCGGTCAGTGCCCGAATATCCAGGTCCGGGTACTGCCGTTTGGAGATGCCAAACTTGGTCTCGCCGCCCGGATCGATGGGGCTGTCGGAATATCCGCCTTCCAGTCGGAGGACGAAGGCGACGGCCGTCTCGTATGCACCACGGTCAACCATGGCACAAATGGTGACAGGGGTACGGGGGGGTGAAAAGGGGCACTTGCGTCCGTTGCGGGTTTGCTTGTGTCCGTTGCGTCCGTTGCGAGTTTCAGCACCCCGATTCGGCCAAAATCAGGCGGATCAGTTCCTCGTGGGGAACCACCCTATACCTCCCTTCCCGCACCGTGACGATGTGGTGGGGGTGGTCCTCCGGCAGGTTTGCCCGCTGCCGGATCCACTCGCGGGAGTAGCCCAATACCTTGGCCACGGTGCCGGTCTTGTAGCGGCCACGGGCGGGTTGCCCGAACCGGGTCAGCAGTCGTTCCAGGTAGGCCTCCGTGTCCTGTGTTGCGGCCGTCATTCGTATTCCTCCACGGTCTGGGTCTCCACCGCCCACAGCAGCAGAGCAATGGCGTCCGCCTCGTTGTCGTCAGTCGGTTCGTAACCACGCCCCTGCACCGCCGCGATCACGGCCGCCTTGCCGGCATTGCCCTTGCCGGTCACATGCTTCTTGATCGTGCCCACCGGCACCCCCTGATAGGCCACGCCGCGCAGCTCGCACCAAGCGGTGAGTTGGCCCATGAACCCACCGTAGACGTGGGCCGCATCCACCCCCACATGGCGGCGGACCTCCTCGAAGTAGATGACGGTCGGACGGCCGGACAGCAGTTCCATTTCCGCGAGCCAGCGCTTGAATCGTAGGAAACGCATCCCGCCCCCCTCGAAGCGTCCGGGTCGGAACGACATGGTGCCGCTGGTGACGGTGCCATCTGCGGAACGGACCGCCCAACCGGTCGTGGTGCCTAGGTCGAGTGCGAGGATGGTGCTCATTGCTCACCTCCTTCTCCGGAGACATCTTGATCTCGATATGGGTAGGGGTTCCCAACCCTACCCATATCTTTAGATATGGGGGGGAACGTGGGAACGCAGCTTTTCCCCTGTAAAAGCAAACACTTAGCGTTCCCAAAATTTGCTTGGGAACGATTTTTTTTGGGAACGGTTAACGTGTTGATTCTTAAAGAAAAAAGCGTTCCCACGCGATTTTGGTTACCAGGGGGGAACGTGGGAAGGGGGAACGCTTGTGACATTTTTGTAGTATGTTTTCTGTGCATAATCGGTCCTGTTTTCAGGTGTCGTCATCGTTGGAAATCGGGGCGGCGCCGTGCTCGAAGTCACCCTCTCCGAGAGCGAAGGGACCATCCGGCACATCCAGCCATTTGTTGGTATGGGAACCACTCGCCTTGCCCTTCACGATTCGGGGCGGACTGGTCGTCAGGAGTTCCCGACCCATGCCTTCCAGCCGCTTCTTCCCCATCTCGTGGAAGACCACCGGCAATCGCTCCCGCTGGCCGTAAAGCCCGCCCTGCCCGGTGTGGGTGAAGGGGTGCCCCAGGCGTGCGGCCCGGGCAATAGCGTCCATCAACGTGTTGAGCAACTCCCAGTCGGTGGACCCGGCGGCTCTGAGCTGGGCGGTACGATCTTCCAGCAGGCCGGCGTCATTGCGGACGTAGGTCCGCACCAGACGGTCCGCCGGCCCGTTGGCCTTCACCACGGCCCCCTGGAACACGGCGTTCCGCTGCCACTTCTGTCCCAGGTTCTCAAATACCTTTGTTTGGGTATCCTCGTCCGGCGGCCACAGGGCGTAGGCCACCCGTACCCCGTCCACCAGGGCGCTGGTGCCACGGATGGCGTCCCGTGCCGCCTCTGGCGTACTGATCGGCCGGGCATTCGGCGGCTTCCTCATGTGGTGAGGCACCAGCACCGTCGCCCCGGTTTCCGTGGCCAGGCTGGCGAGGAGCCCCGTGGCGAAGCTGCCGGCTGCCGGGTCCGATGACACATCCGCGTGGATGAACGAGGACAGCGGATCGAACACCACCAATTTCAGATCGTCGATGGCGGTCAGTTGGTCCCGAAGTTTTTCAAACTGGGGCGTGGCCTGGGGACCATCGTTGCCATGGGCAACGATGGGGAACGGTCCTCCGGCGTTGGGCAGGGGCACGATCCAGAGCCGGTCCGCACACTGCTTGCGCCAGCCGTATCGGTCGAGCCGCTCCAGCCGGCGATGGATCTCGCCGGCATCGTCCTCCGCACTCAGGATCACGGCGGTTCCCTCGGACACGACCATGCCCCCGAACGCGGTATCCGGGTTGGTCAGCCGGTTTCGGTAGCCCTTCCGCGTGACCTTCAGGGCCAGGTCCAAGGTGAACATACCCTTGCCCGTATCGCCCATGGCGGCGAGGATTCCCACCACCCCCAGGGGGAACACCCCCTCCACCAGGAATTGTTGTTCAGGGGCAGGGCCGTTGTAGCGGCCCGCCGACCACTGGCTAAAATCCTCCCAGGCCGGAGGGTGAGCCTTGACCACCTTCCGATCGCCGGAGTCGATAAATGCCTGGCAGTCGAACCCCTCCATCACCGCGTCGGCGGCGTCCCACTTGTCAGGCTTGTCCCCCGGCGGCAGCAGGATGGCCACGGAGTTTGCCCCTGCGCCTGCGGCTGCTTGAGCGATGGCCTCGGCGTAGGTCCAGCCAACCTGATCCCGGTCGGGCCAGACCAACACTTGCTTGCCCCTCAGGGGCGACCAGTCCGTCTTGGTGGTCTTGGCCATGGCGCCTGCCCCGTGCATCGCGGTGGTCGCACAGATGCCAGCCCCAATGAGTGCGTCCGCGCATTTCTCGCCCTCCACCAGCACCACGGTGTCCGCCTGGGCGATGCCCGGCTGGTTGTAGAGGGGCCAGGGGGTCGGGTCGCCGAACTTCTGGCGGGTGGCGTCCCAGGGCCGGAAGGTCTTCTTGCCGCCGGGCGGGTCGTGGCGGTAGACACAGCAAATAAGGCTGCCGTCCGCCGTGGTGTAGTCCCACTTGCCGGTGGCCGGACCCAGGTCATCCATGGGCGGCTGTTTTGGCGCCTTACCCGAATCCGCCGCCGTTGTCCTGTCAGCTGACAACGGATTCTGCCACCTGACAGCCCCCAGCCACTCGGCGGCACCTTCGATCACCTTGTGAAAGTCGGAACGGGCGGACAGGCCGTTAGCCCCGGCCCACAGGGCGATGGCATCACCCCCTTCACCGGTGGCGAAGTCGGTCCACAGGCCGCGCTTCTCGCCGGAGAGTTCCACCGACAGGCTGTTGCCCTTGCTTCCCTGCAGGTCTCCCACCTGGAACGTGCCGTTCCGGGTCGTGCCGTTGGGGAACAGGTACGCCAGCATCGACTCCAGGCGGTCCGAGAGTCCCTGGCGCACGGTGTCCGTATCGATGGTTTGGGCCCCCACCCGGTCGGGGGCATCGTTGAAGTCACGCCAATCGCCCATCAGCCCGCCTTCCAACACCGGTCCTGCCAGGAACACCAGGTACATTCGAAGTGGGTCGGTGTGGCCGTCACCCGTGGCAGCAGTTCACCCGCCGCCGTGGCGGTGATCACCCGCACGCCCCGGTCGGACATGGACTGCGCCAAGCCACCCTCGAACGGAATCAACTCGAAGTAGATCTCCTGGCTGTCCTTGTTGATTGCGGTGAAGATCGCCGGGTTCTGGCAGATGCCCGGCACGCTACCTTCCATATAGGCCTGGTACACGGCGACCTGGGCGGCATAGACCGGCTTGGCTTTGGCGATACCCTTCTTGACCGTCTCCCGCCACGACTTGGCGTTCATGGTTTTGCACTCCCACAGGGCGGGGTAGCTCAGCCCCAGGTCGGCGGGGCCACCGGAAAAGACGCCGTCCACGTGACCCCGGATGCGGCCACCGGCGACGGAGAATCCGAACTGGCCGCCGTTGGTTTTTTGGGTGTGCAGATTAAAGCCGGCCAGGCGCAGCCAGCGGATGGCCAGGTCCTCCAGGGAATGCCCCACTTCGAACACCCGCAGGATGCGGCCGGAGAAACCCCTGTCCGGATCCTCAGGCGTGTGGGTGTGCTCGTACTGAAGGGCCCGCTCGCAGGAGACACCCAGGCGGGATCCACCCAGATAGTCGCGTGGTTGTTGTTCCGCCTGCTCTGCCTGGAGGGCAACATCGATCAGCTCGGTGACCCGCTCGTGAAACTTGGGACGGGAGTTGAAGTCCAACATCAGAACGGCACCCCCGCCTGCATCTCGTGGCCGGCCACCATCCGATCCTGGTAGGCGGTCACCACCACCTCGATCAGTCCCAGCACCTGGTCCTTGCTGTAATCCGCCAGGGGCGTTTGCAGCCCCAGGGCCGCCACGTAGTCACCCAGTGGGCCCAGGCAGGTGGCCATGGCAGCGATTTCCATTTCCGTGGGATCGATCATCGTTCCTCTTTTCTTCATCAGATTCGAATAGGCCCCCTGGCAGCGCAGGGAGCAGAACTTCCGGTAGCTGTCCCGGCGCCGGGGGTCCGAGCGGGATAGGTTCGGGTTGAACCACCCGAAGCCCAGCGCCTGGCGGGAGCAGACGGCGCATTTCATGCGGCGACCGCCTCTCGCTCACCTGCCTCAGACACAACACGCCGGATAGCGTGCTTGTTGAATTCAAAGGTCATCAGGCACGACGCCAGGTAGCGACTCATACCGAAGTCCCCCCGCAGATGCGCGGGGATGTACTGGAGCTGCTTTACGGTGGGAGGCTGGTCGAGCCAGTGGCTGGTCTTGTAGGCGGCCTCCGCCGTCTCGTGATCGTTGAGCCAGTCGTCCGCGGCGGCCAGGCAGACGATGCGGTCGCCGACCGCCAGAAGCCGTGGCCGGATCTGCCTGCCACCGCCTACGGCATACCAACGCCCCTCCTGGAAGAACACACCGCCCCAGCCCGAGAACCCCGCGGCCATCAGCGCATCGTCGGCGCCGAACAGGTCCACCCAGCGGAAGTTGGAGCGGCCCAGGAGGTCGATTTCGGTCATTACGAAGTCAGCCAGGTTGCCGTCCTTCACCTCTATTTCAAACTCGAAACCACACATCGGGCACTCGGACACCCGTGCCGGCAGGTCGGCAAGACACTCGGGGCATAGCTTGGTGGGGGCATCACCTTCCCGCTTGGGCCGGGGGTCGAGACTGGCCTCCTGCTCTAGGGAGCCGTGCATCAGGGTGGCCGTGCCGAAGTCGAGGACGATGCAGTCATCCTTGACCACCCCCGGATGCTCGTGGGGATCCACGGTGCGCAGCCCGCGGCCGATCATCTGAATGAGCGTGCTTTTGTAACTGCTGGGCCGAAGCAGAATCACACAGGAGGTGGGGGTGTAGTCGTACCCCTCGGTGAGCACCGCCACGTTCACCACCACCCGGGCTGCACCGGATTCATACGCAGCAAGGCGCGCCTTGCGTTCGTCCGACGCCAACTCGCCGTGGATCAGCACCGTATCTATACCATTGGCCTCGAACGTGTTACAGACCGTCTCCGCGTGGGCCACGGTGGAACAGAACACGATGGTCTGTCGGCCCTCGGCCTTATCAAGCCAGTGTTCAACCACCGCCTCGTTGATCGGAGTGCGGTTCATGACCGCCTCCACCTCGCGCATGTCGAAGTCGGAGGCGGTGCGGCGCACGCGCCCGAGGGCGTCCTGGGCGCCCACATCGATTACGAAGGTGCGCGGCCGCACCAGGTGACCGGTGCGGACCAGCTCCCCCAGGGTGATCTGGTCCGCCACGTTGTCGAACACCTCCCGGAGACCCTTGCCATCGCCCCGTTGGGGGGTGGCAGTGACGCCGTAGACCTTTGCGTCCGGGTTCCGGTCTTTCACCCGATCGATCACCCGGCGGTAGCTGTCTGCGGCCACGTGGTGCGCCTCGTCCACCACCAGCAGATCGAACGGGGGCATCTGCTTGAGGTTTGCCTCCCGCGATAGGGTCTGCACCATGGCGAAGGTGGCCCGCCCCGCCCACGACTTGGTGGTGGCGTTGAACACCGAGGTGGGAATATTCGGGTTCACGCGCCCGAACTTTTCCTGGTTCTGGGCGGTCAACTCGTCCCGGTGCGCCAGGATGCAGGCCTTGACGCCGGGGTCCGACAAAAGGGAACCCACCACCGCGGACAGCATAATGGTCTTCCCCGATCCGGTCGGGGC